GCCAGTTCTCCTACTGATAAAAGCACCCATCTTAAATTGTTGTTGTAAATCCATATCTTACTCCTTACGGTTTTTGCCACTTTATGTCTTGTATGACTTTGTTGGCGAATTGAAAACCTCTATCTCCTGTATAGAGATTTTGTTGTCTATTATCATTTGTGATCTGTCCTGTAGTCCTCTCATAGTCAACCCAATGTGAACTACAAGTGGCCGCTACTATGGTCGTATCTGCTGGATCATCTTCAATCACTGGTGCATTTATCCTACCATCAAACATAAGGAAGCTTCCAAGGTTTGTTACTTCATCATCGAAGAATACCCTGTATATCCTTACTGGTTGATCCACGTAATCATAGTTTAAAAATTGTTGTATGAAGTTAAGTTCTACACTATTTCCACTACCATCATCTACAGTTTTACCAAATGCTGGAATACCAACTAGGCTTACTGTTATCTCACTTGTTGTGAATAATCTATTCTCATCTATCTGTGAGAAAGCTAGGAATCCTCCTATGCTTGTGAACGTTTCATTGGCTGTGTTACCAGCACTATCTGTATCACTTATGGTTACATCATGTGGTGCGTTTGTTATAAAGATCTTTTCAATGTTTGTTGAACTTTTCTTTTTTAATTCTACTGCAATGGCCTCAAAACATCTCAATGTTTTTTTACCAAGTGCATCAAAAATGCTACCACTACTAAATCTACTAGGTGCACTCATTACTTATACTCGTCAAAATCAAATCTAAAACTACCTCTGTAGAATCCGTCTGCGCCTCTTGAAAATTCAAAACTATCTTCTCCCAATGTTACCCTGACGTGTGCTGGATTTCTGAAGAATTGTTGATCTCCATCCATTTCACTCCTTGGTCCGTATGCTAATCTAACTTTTACTTCACCAAACTTGTTACTTGTTGGATTATCACTTACCACGAAGAATAAATTACCATTACCATTCTTTGGTCCAATCAATACATCACCTCTATCAAACACTCTAGTCTGACTTGCTTGAAATCCCTCAAATAATACTAGTTTACTACCAGCCGTTACTTTGTCTTTTACTCTAAATTGATTACCTGTGTTGGAAGTTATTGCTGTGTTTGCTGAGTCTGTTCTATCATTGTAGAATAAATCAGTTGATGTTCCTGCATTGTTGGTATAGCTTCTTATATCAAAAAGGAAAGGTATGCTTTGTCCTTGTGCCGCTTGTGCTATCACTTCAAACTGTTTCCAGTCTGAGGCTGACATTGGTGGATAGTTAACTTCCATTTGATATTTAACCACACCACTTGTTCTGGCATACTTGATACCACTCTGTGAATTCGCAACACTGGTTGGTTGATTAACTGTGAACTTGATATTGTTTGGCACCACGTGTTTTGGCCAAACTTTTGCATTGTTTTCAAAATCTGCTGAACCCCACTCATCATCTGTGTCAAACACATCTGGTGCATATGCTGTTGGTGCAACATATTCATCTGCTTTTGGATTGATAGGAAACACACCAATCTTTTCTATAACATGAGCACTTGGTTTTGATGGACTACCTGATAATATAGCATCTCCAAGCACATTACTTGAACTTGTTAATCCAAGTCCTGCTAGTGTGAATAATCCTCTTTGCGGAAATACATCCAATTGATTTGTTCCATCTATAAAACCCTGTGTGCTTAAATCAGGTGTTGCTGTTGGCGTAGTTATGTATGTTGGAGTGAAGTGAGTTGTTGCACCTGGTCTCCAAAACTTTGTGAAGTCATATACTGCACCATTGGTTGTTACATTACTGCTGTTTTGAAATGTATATTTTCTCCTACCTGTGCTTCTTGTATTTGTAGAGTGCAATTGATATATCAACTTATCAAAATTATGATTGTCATCATTGTTTGATTTATTTCCACTATACAATGTTCCTGTTTCACTTGCCAGTGGATGTGTTAATGGTGTCACTGGTGTTAAACTTGTATCATTTGTATCACCAAAATAAAACATTCCACCCACATTGGTTCCACTTGCCGGGACGAAGTTTTGAACTTTGCCCGATCCTGTTCCATATGTTCCTGGTGATTCATTTCTGAATGTCCAGAAGTCAATAATCTTGATGTTACCCGTGATGTTACCACTGCCGTTTGTTGCTGTTAATGGTAAACCATCTCTTGATACTAATGTAGGGTCTGTTAGTATTTCTAAAGCTCCTGTGCTCTTTGTATACTTGTATCCAAAAAATGCTGTGTCATCCATGCTAGTTGGAATAGCTTTACTTGTTCCTGTTCCTGCTGTTATTTCAACTCTGCAGAAGCCTCTGAATATGTTTGTCTCATCTTCACTGAATCCATCTGGTGTCATGTTCTGTGATTCTATGTTGCCTCGCAGTGATGCGAAACTACTATCACTCAAGTTTACAGTTATCGATGCGGCACTTCCACTACTTGATATACTGAATGGAATACCACCTGTGGCTGGTGATGCGAACTTGTCTTTACCTTGTCCACTTGTTATCGTGAATGGTGTTGTCCTACCACTGTCTGTGAATAATTTAAAACTGTTTGATCCAGTTATCTTTTCTAAATGAACTACGGTTCCACTACTGGCACTACCCAATGTTCCTGTTAGGTTAGCAAATGGATCTGCTATCACCATTGTGCTACCCGTGACCATTGTTTCTTGGAATATATCAAAATGCACTACAGCATCTTGTGATCCTGTGCCATCATCTAACATAGTAAAGAATATATCGTTCTGTGCTACGAATCCTGGTTCAGCAATTTGTTCTAGAAAGTTTAAACTAGAGTCTTGATACAGCTCTACATTGAAGCCATCAATTACTTTTGCATATGCTCTCTTTGTGTTGAATCCCTTGTCATCTCTGCCTGTAGAATCAGCCGCAAACCCATAGAACTCTATCTCTTGTCCATTTGCGAAATTGTGTGCGTTCGTGAACTGTATTCTGCATCTTGGCATATTGTTGCTGTTTAACTCATAGTGTATACCACCAATGGTTCTACCATTTGGTTGAATATTCCATTCAACACATGGATACTTTGCGAACTGATTGAAAGTTGGATTTGGATCGTCACCAAAACTGTTGAAATAATGTTTGTGTGCGGCGAACCCTGTGTTAATACTACTTGTTGTTCTGCTTAAATTATCTGTGTAGTGTAAACTACCTGTTTGATGAGGTTTATAAGTGTATGTTCTTATATCATCTACTCTTTTGCTTATTCCAAAACTTGCATCACTTGGAAAATCATTTGTATCTGTTGCGTATCCATTGGCCCTGTTGTTGGGCCAATTCCATACATCATTTAAATCTGCCATTGTTGACTCCTTAACTAGTTATACCAGCACGTCCTCTTTGATTGTGTGCTTGGCTTACCATTCCTATAATTTGCGGTTTGTTTCTTAGTAGAAACTCCATACCTGTTTGTGTATCTATTGCGTTTATGTTGAAGTTCACGATAGTTTCCCTACCACCATTGCTTAATTGTTCTGTGCTTACTATCTGTCCTGTGGTGTTAGGAACAAACATCTCAGGTCCCCTCTCTCCTATGATACTTGGTCTACCACCTCTTGCGATACCACCATTTGCGAATCCCAAAAATCCGCCAATACTGCTAAACATCTTACCAAAACTAAAGCCGCCTCCGCCGCCACTGCCGAAGCCACTGATAAGACTACCAATTGCTCCACCAATTCCGCCACCGCCGGTTGCTCCACCCAAACCACCAAGTATACCTTCTACCAATGGATCAGTTATACGTTTTTGAATAATCATTGCGGCGATATCTTCAAGAACTTTATTTAAGAAGGATGAAAAGTCACTTAGACTTGCTTTACCCTGTGCTAGGTTACGTGCAAGACTTTGACTAAAACTTTTTCCATTTGCAGTTATACTTTCGTTGATTTGTTCTGCTAGTGTTTTTACTTTTTCAGCTGTGTCAACTGCGGCATCTCCACCTGTCTTTGCGGCTGGAATCAACACATCATCAATTGTGTTAGCTGTTTCTTGGTTTGCTTTGTTAGCATCTTCAATTGCTTTTTGTTCTGCCCTGTTTGCTATAATTTTATTTTCAATAGCTGTTTTTGTTGCTTCATATGCTGGTAATAGGTTATTACGTATAGTTACAGACAATGCTTTTGTTTTATCAATGATTATACCTGTAGCTTGTTCTACCCTGTCTACTTTAAATACTTCACTTGTGTCAATTAGGTCAATACCAGCATCGCCAAATCCATCTTCAAATGCTTTAGCCATGCTAAAACCTGTGCTTTCACCTAACTTTGTAAATGCTTCACTGAATTGGAAATCAGCGGCTAGTTTTATAGCTTCAAATATATCTTTAAACTTTTTAACTATTGCTTCACCAAACTTATCAGCCACATTTACAACACCCTGGAATGCACCAACAAAAAATTGTGGAATTTGAAATATAATGTTTTTGATTTGCATGAAACTTGCAATGAATGTGTTGATTACAAAATTAATTGCTATCCTTGCAACCTCACCAAACTTGCTGAACACTTCACCAAATATGGGTGTTAGGTCTGGGAATACATTTTTTATTGCATCAACCATACCATTGAAACCTTTTATTACGAAGTTTATAGCGTCTTGTGCCAGTTCTCCCAACAGTCCCATGACTGCACGGAATACTTCACCAAAACTTGCAGTGGTGTCACCAACTACTACCAGTGTGTCCTGGAAGAATGTGAATGCACCAACCAGTCCAAGTATTATAGTTCCTATACCAGAGAATCTACCCATAATTCCTATGAGTGTTCCTAGTATTGGAATACTTTTACCTATGTTACCTATTGCTCTTGTCAATGCTGTTAACGTGAATGCACTTCTCCTAGCACCCTTTGCCAATGCGTTGAAGAATAGAAATCCTTGGTTAAGTGCCGCGGCACCTAGTGCTGTGAATATAACATTTCTTAAAACATCAAAATTCTCTGCTAAGAATTTTAGTGCTTTACCGGCACCTCTTACTGCATCACCCAATCCTACACCAATTGCTTTTGTTAAATTATCATTTGCAACAATAGCATTTGACATATTAGTGATCATTTGAGTAAGTTCTGTGTTTAATTCTTTACCAATTGATTCTGCCGCAAAACTTACTGCAATTTTAAAGTTACTCATCGCAGTTGATAAGTTATCTAATTTTTGTGCTGTTGCACCACCAGCTCTTTCATTCAAGCCTTCTAGCAATGCGTTTACTATTGTTTGTGCACCTTCAGCAGTTTTACCCATCTCAGATATCTCACCCCTTGTGATACCTAATTTTTCATTTAATATTGCAAGGACTGGAACACCTCTATCTCCTAGTCTCTGAATCTCTTCAAGTCCTAGTCCACCACCTGTTGTTCTTGCCAACAAGTCCGTGATAGCTTCTAATGTTCCTATCTGATCTGTTGTAATGGCCGCTGTATCTGTGAATGTTGTTAATAGTTTTGTAGATGGTTGTATACCTGCACTAGCAAGTTTGATATACGTTCTAGTTAAATCTTCAATACCAAATTGTGTTTGTGTTGAAAACTTTTTGATTCCTGCAAATGCTTTTCTACCCTTTTCAGCACTACCAGTAACTGAAGCTAACGTATCTTCAAAATCTTGGAATCTAGCAGTAGTCTGAATAATACTTTTCAATGCACCACCAGTTGCAATACCAGCCAGTGCCGTTCCAATTAATTTTAGACCGTTACTTGCTTTACTTGCAGATCTGTCTACATTTTTTAAGTTCTTATCAATTGTTTTTAGCGGACCGCTAGTCTTATCCGTTGCCTTAACAATCAATTCATAGGTAGAATTTGCCATCTATCGTCTCCTTGGTGCCTTCATTGCCTTCTTCTGTTGTTTGTTAACATATTCAAAATATGAAACCCAACCTCTAATTTCTGCACTACTCAACTGCATTACTTGTTCTACACTCATCCCTAACTCTGTAGCTAATCGATACAGAAACAAGATGTTAGGGTGGGCATCTAGTTTCCCAAGAGTTTGTCTACTTCTTGTGTATCCTTGTTAAACTCTGTAACAATACGTAATACAATCTTTGGATCTACATTACGCATAAGTTTAAGTTTATCACCCATATCAAATAAAGGATTACCGTCTTTGTCACGGGCCCTGTTAATCAATGTTACTACAAGTGCTTCAGTTGCTTTTCCAGCCTGTGTTAATTCGATAACACGACTTTCTTCATATAGTGTTGTGCTTGGTTTATACCAAACTTCAGCATCCCACTCTTCAACTTTGATAGGACCTTCAAGTCCTTTTCCCAATACATCTTTGAAGTGAGATTCTGCTTTGTCAATTAATCTTAATTTTGTGTTTGTCATCTTATTGTTCGCCTTTGTTTTAGTAGTTTGTCTAGAACAGGAACAATGATACCGTCTGGTGCCTGTGTTGATCCGATCTGTTTACCTTCGAATATCACACGACCACGGTCTAGTAATCCAATGTAGGGGACTTTGTTTTCTACTAGCACTTTGTTATCTCCTATTCTATATGAAGAAGTTTTTCGCCAACCTCTTCTTGCACGCCCAGTTCTTATTGGTGTTATGTTCCGTGCATCCTTATTTAGCTCTGTGAAAAGCTGGTCTACGGCACGTTCTATCTTGCCCTCTATGTGATCAAATATCACTTTTGGATTAGTAGAACGCACCGTAATACCTCAATGTTTTATTATGCCGCGTTGTATGATAGATCACCTGTTCCATCAAATG